AGATAATATAGCACCTACCGATGCACAAGTTTTAAATAGTATTTACAATAGCGGGGCTTACAAGACCCGCTTTGCTGCGAATGAAGCAATTAAAAAGCGTATGGCTGATGGTAAGGGAAGACCTGGAGACAGACTTCTTACACCTTATGAATACATTCAAACTGAAAAAGCTTACGAAGAAATCCTTAAAGAAGCAGGGCTTCCTCCAGGATTCTATGATCAGCAAGAAGATTTTACTAACTTTATTGCTATGGGTGTAAGCACAGCAGAATTAACTGACCGAGTTAACATAGCCAGAAATGCTTTAAACAATGCTGACCAAGGTATTAAGACAGCACTTCAAGATTTCTATGGTTTAAGTAATTCAGATTTAACAGCATATCTTCTAGATAAAGATAGAGCAATGAATGTTATTGACTCTAGATTTAAATACACAACTGAAGAAGCTAAGAAGATGTACACCTCTGCTGAGATTGGCGGGGCTGCACTTCGTGCAGGTCAGATGTCTGACAAAGCATTTGCTGAAGAAATCTATGCTGCTGGTAAAGCAGGTCAAGCAGAGTCTGCGTTCCAGACCGCTGCTACACAGCAAAGAGATTACAAACGTTTAATGGGTCTTTATGGTGAGACTAGTAGCGAACAAGATCTTGCTCGTGAAGAGTTAGCTCTTGCTGGTGGTACTGATGTAACCATCAAGAAGAAGAAACTTGCCTCTCAAGAAAGAGCCAAGTTCCAACAGAAATCTGCAATTGATACGGCATCACTTGGTCGTAGATCTAAAACAGCAGACGTATAAATAGTTTCCGTTCCTGATCGACCAGCCCAGGTAACGAGTATAAGTCTGGTAGTCATCACTTCTATGAATCACTTCCCCTAGTGAGGAGTACGTGTGGTGCAAGCCCGATGAGGGTCCAATCAACTAATAGGGAGAAAACGCAATGGCAGAATATACAGAGTACGACTTCGAGGATGACACTTCGGATTTCGGCACTGATCTAGTAAAGAAACTACGCAAGCAAGTTGATCTACTTTCTAAAGAAATTAAAGAAAGAGATCAAGTTATTGAAGAGTTTCAAACATATAGTCATGAAGCATCAGTAGGAGAAATCCTAGCTGGCTTTGGACTTAGTCCAAAAATCGCTCAGTTCATTCCAGCGGAAATAGAAGCCGATGAGGATAGCATTTCTGAATGGTTAACTGAATACGGCGAAGCTTTTGGAATTACTGCCGTTGATGAGTCAGAAGCTGGTTATGAACCAGATGCTGACGCTCAATCTTTTGAGCAAATATCAGACTTTGAGAATGGTGATATGGACCCAAATGTGGGTCGAGACATCTCTTCACTTATTGCTAACGCAACAAGTCCAGAGGAATTAACCAACTTCTTAAAACGCTGATAGTCCATATCAAACCCTAATAGAAGGAAATTATGCCTACTACCCCAGCAACATCAACCACGACATCAACGATGTCGAACTTGGTGCAGACGGCGTATGATAAGTATATCGAGTTTAACCTTCGATCAGAGCCAATGTTCCGCAAGTTTGCGGACAAGCGTCCTGTCGATGTGACAAACCCTGGTAACACTGTTGTATTCCAAGTCTACACCGATCTATCTCGTGCTACTTCAGCACTAACTCAGACTGAAGATCCAGATGCAGTACAGTTGAGCAACACTAACCGTGTTAACGTAACAGTTAACGAATACGGTAATGCTGTTATCACAACTGAGAAGCTTGCTCTAGAGTCTTTGTCTGCAATTGACCCAGCAGTCGCTGACATGTTGTCTTTCAATATGCGTGATTCACTTGATGCAATTGTATGGAACAAGTTGACAACTCTTGCAACAGGTCGCTTTACAGGAGCATCATCTGCTGATGAGTCCACTTTAAACGGTGAGGACGTTTCTGCAAGCACAACTGCAGCAAACATCACAGCAGCACTTGCTCGTAAAGGCGTTGCAAAACTACGTGGAGCTAACGTATCACCTCGTGATGGTGGCTTCTACACAGCATTTATCCACCCAGATGTGTCTTATGACCTTCGTTCAGAAGCACAATCAAGCGGATCTGCTGTATGGCAACTACCTCATACCTACACTGATGCTGGTGTTGGTAACTTATGGACAGGTGAAATCGGAATCTTTGATCAGATTCGTTATATCGAGACACCTCGTGCAGAATCAATTTCAGGATCTGGTACATCAAAGGTTTTCGCAACTGTTCTTCTTGGTAAGCAAGCTCTTATCGAAGCAGTTACATATGAGCCAAAGACTGTTATCGGTCCAGTAACTGATAAGTTAATGCGTTTCCGTCCTGCTGGATGGAAGGGTCTTCTTGGATGGAACATCTTCCGCAAGGAAGCACGTTACGTCATTCAGACCAAATCAAGTATCGCACAAGCTTAGTTTAAAAAGAGGGGCTGGCAACAGCCCCTCTTCACTTAACAACAACAATAAAAGGAGAAGTCAATGCAATATGCAGGCGGAATGAATTACGGATCAGCAGGAATGGGTATGGCTAAGAAAGCAGCCAAGAAAACTACTAAGAAGATGGTAGTAAAACCTGCTATGAAAAAAGCAATGGTTAAGAAAATGGGTAAGAAGAAGTAATGAGTAAAACATCTAAACATTATCTTAAAAGTGGAAAAGAATATACAGGTGCTGTACATAGAATGGGTGGACAAGTCCACACAGGAGCAAAGCACACAGCAAGCAGTAAAGTTCTTACACACACAAAACCTAAGAAAAAGTAATGGCATCTAGTGGCACTTGGAAACGCCATGATGGTTTTAACCCAATGCAGATTAGAGATGGAATGGTAGTTCGTATAAACAAAGACGGACGTATCAAATCAATACTCGGAAAAGTTGGAGAGTACAAGAAGAATGGACCCAAGGCTTAAAAGAGCAGGCGTATCTGGTTTTAATAAACCAAAGAAAACACCTACCCATCCTAAAAAATCTCATGTGGTTGTAGCCAAGTCTGGCTCCCAAGTAAAGACAATTAGGTTTGGTCAACAGGGTGTATCTGGATCTCCAAAGAAGTCTGGTGAGACAAAGTCTTACCGACAAAGACGCCAGTCTTTTAAAGCCCGACATTCTAAAAACATAAACAAAGGTGTTATGTCAGCAGCATACTGGGCAGATAAGGTGAAATGGTAATGACAAAAATATTCCGTGGACCTACTTATCGCTACAGACTTGGTCGTCCTAATGATCTTTGGTTTGTATCTTATCCAATTGGTAAGAGTGTAATTAAGAATAACGGAACATGGTCAACAGTTGTTGTTCCTAAAGATAGTGATCTAGCCACATACCAACGTGTATTACGTGGTGGGTATGACAATGTTATTACAGACGCTGAAGCTGCTGAGCTAACAGCAGCAGGTTATGGAGATTACATCTGGGATGAGTAACTGTAGATCTGGTTGTAAGACCCAAGACCATGCTAACTGGGGCGAATGTGCAAGAGCAGCAAATTTTAGTATTACAGATCCACTGGCTAATGCCGTATCTAAGCAAGCCAACACAGAATTAAACGCATATAGAAGTGCAAGACAACAAGGTATTCAACCTAGGTCTACAAAGTTGCATGATATCAAGGCTGCTGTTATGGCATCCGATACTTTAGGAAAGGCGGTTCAAGCATAATGGCTACGTTAAATCAATTAACAGAGCAAACGCTTGGTGAAGTTAGTGGTTATGTTAAGAACCAAGAGTCAGTAACTATTACAACTAATACTACAACAGCAGGTGATATATCTATAACTGTAGATGATGCTACTGCTTTAAGTAAAGGTATTGTTGAAATTGATGATGAATTACTATATGTTAAAAAATCTGTGGCAGCATCTGGAACAATTCAAATTTTAGGAACATCGGCAAATCCTTCTGGTAGAGGGTGGCGTTCTACTACTGCCACTAGCCATGTATCTGGATCAGTTGTCAAGAACAATCCTATGTTCCCACGTACTCAAGTTAAGCGAGCAATCCTTGAAACAATTAAAGGAATGAACTTTCCTGTTCTCGCTAATGAAACATTTACATTTAATGGTAGTGATTTTTCTTATGTAATGCCAACTGCTTTAGTAAACGTTACTGGAGTATCTTGGGAACTACCCGATTCTTCAGGAGTCTGGGGCTTAATTAAGCGTTGGAGACTAGATACTAACTATCTATATTCAGGTTCAACTGGACAAGCTTTAATATTAAATGAAGCACCAATGCCTGGAGCTGCAGTTCGTGTTCAATACACAAAGTTCCCAACAACTATTACTGATAACCAAGAGTTAACAGTAAGTGGTTTACCAGCATCATGTGAGGATGTAGTCCGCCTTGGTGCTATGTATCGACTGTTATCAACAGTTGATCCAGGTAAGGTAATTGCTACATCGGTATCTGCTGATGCTTTAGATCAACCTGTTTCAGCAGGTGCTTCTACAAATACAGCCAAGTATATATTCCAGCTTTATACCGTCCGCCTAGCGGAAGAGGTAGCAAAACAACAAGACAACTTCCTAAACACTATCCAGTACTCGAGGTAATAAATGCCATCACCGTCACGCTATTATAGTTCGAATGCTGCTAAAACAACTTTAGCGGATTCGATATCTTCTTCAGCAACCAGCTTAACGCTGTCTGCTGCATCTAATTTACCCGCACAATATCCTTACACGCTGATCCTTGAAAAGGATACAGCGAATGAAGAGGTCATTGAGGTAACCAGTCTTGTAGGTTCTTCCTATCAGATCACACGTAACATTGACTCATCTGGTGCTAAGGCACACGCTGTTGGTGCTAACGTTGAACACGGTGTATCGGCTAGAGACTTTACGGAATCAAGA